CGTCAAAGTAAGGAGATTAAAGCAGGATGTGAGAGAGATATTCGCAAGGTAGATGAAAGACTTAGGAAAATAGAGATGAAGATGTGGACAATTGCTGGTGCAATTTCCATCATTAGTTTCGTTGTATCTCCAATAGGTCAGAGAGTTGTAGGGTCTATCTTGACACCAGCATCACAAACGAGTATAATAGATTCACAGTAAATATTGTGAATGGATCTAGTTGATTCAAAATTTATAGGTCTTATATCTCCTAGACTTCAAAAGTTTAAGAGAATAAAAGCAGACTTATATAATTTTCGGTGTCCGATCTGTGGTGATTCGCAGAAGAATAAAAGTAAGACGAGAGGATATTTGTATGCTGTAAAAGCAGATGTTAATTTTAGGTGTCATAATTGTGGGGCATCTATGACTCTTAGTAATTTTTTAAAAACATTAGACCCTGCTATTCATAAGCAGTATGTGTTTGAAAGGTTTAAAAATAATAATACTGGTAGGGGAACAGTAGTAGAAGAACCAAAATTTAATTTTGAAGCACCAAAGTTTGCTCCTAAAGTTGATCTTCCAAGAGCATCAGAGATTCCTGTTGCAAAGAAATATCTTGAAAAGAGAAAATTAGACCCTAGTAAATTCTATTATACAGACGCTTTTAAAAGATGGGTAAATACTTTTGTTGATAAATTTGATAACATAGAGTATGATGAAGCGAGGATAATCATACCGTTGATTTACAAAAATCAATTAATCGGTTTCCAAGGCAGAGCTCTAGGCCCTAACTCTGTTAAATATATTACTATAATGCTTAATGATGACGCACCAAAAATCTACGGGTTGGATAAAATCAG